CGGGCATACTCTTCTGCGAACTCCCAATCGTCAGCGGTGAACTGACAATCATCGCCGAATTCTTCGTGCGATGTGAAGTCAGCCACCGTCGGCTTTAGTCTGTGTATGATAGTAAGCTCTCGCTGGGCGTCTTTAAGATCCGAGTGGGTAATGTTACTTGCGTGAGCGATGAACTTATCGGTTAGCTCGTCGACCTTACGCTTCTGGCGTAAGTAATCTTGCTCCCACTGAAGCGTTAAGCTTCGTGAGAGCGAGACGAACTCGGATGCCGTGTCATCAAGTTGGACGGAGTTGCCGTCCGACTTGACCCACATCGAGGATGCTGACCAAGAGTCGACAATCATCTCGGGATCAATGTCACGGTTGAGTTGCGTGTTGAACAGGTCAGAGAGCTGACGAGCGTACGAGAAGATTTGTTTCCAAGCTTGCTTGAAAGCAGGCGAGCCACGCTCTTGGGAAAGGGCGAAGGCGATAACCCGCCCGACCGAAGTCGGGGGGTTAAGATATAAGTCGAAGCAGTTACTCATGTTACGAAGCGTTTGAGATGGAAGCTTGTGCACGCTCTAGCTTGATGGGCTTGGCGTATACTTTGCGGTCAACTGTGCCGTCTAGCTTGGGCTCAGTCTTGATGTCGAGGATGAGACCAACCTCGTCACCGACTTTCTTGCCAACCATATGTTGTGAAGGCTTAGCAGACTCGTCTTGCCAAAGGGCAACGACATCGCCTGTGTCGGTGATGATGGTGGTCTTGTGAGCCGATCCGTTGGAAGTTTGGATGGGCAGATCAGTCATATCAACGATTTCGCCGACGGTGACGAGTGTTTGATAGGACTTAGCGGGAATAGATGATGTTAATGTTTCCATAGTTTTGATATTACTGATTATTGTTGTGAGCAGATTGCTCGATTGATCCCTCTCCTTGTGAGAGAGAAAGTGGGTAGCCTGCGTCGCGGAAGGACTGAAGCTCTAAATCGTTGTGGGCGATCTCTTTGTCGAGACCGATAATGAATAAAATACCTAGCAAGATGCCAAGTATGACTGTGAGCATGAACTCGATTATGTTTTTTTGATTAGACATACCTCCAATATACTACGACCATTACTTACACCGTTGAGTGTTCGAAGGCGTAAGATCGACTTCATAATGATACATTATGAACAAAGATTGTCGGCTTCGGTAACACCAACAGGTCGTCAAGGAAATCGGGACGACGGATCGTGGACGGCAGAGACTATTAGTGCTGAAGGTTCATAGGTTGAAGATAGCGAATAGCGTATCTTCATTAGAACCTATGAAGCTTTAGTGATGATAGTAAATGCCCCACACGATGCGATGTGGGAAAAATACAGCAGAGCGTTAGCTCTGAGAAGCTGAATTTTTACACATTTTACTTGATGATGCGTTAGCAATCGCTAGCCGATTGCTCCACAGGCGACGACATAGCTTGGGGCGAATCCGACATAATGGATTGGGGGGGACACCCCAATCCTCAGATGGCGTTTCGAAGATGACCATAAGTCATCTGACCCAATGGATGTCTAGATGACTTGTTGTATATCAACTTGGACTCTTGTCCAGCCATCGCAATTATAAGCGATGACTAGCTTGGTTGATATACAACAAGTCATGTCCTGTGGGAGCTGTGTAAGTTGGTTGTGGTTCTCCAAGACCCCCATCTGAAACACATACCATCGCCACAAGCGATGGCTAATCTACGAAAGCTAAGGACAAAAGAACATCTGAATAAAGAAAAAGAAGAACAAAGCGGGAGCGTTCTAGAAGTTCTCTTTTTCTTTGTTCCACTACTAACTTAGACAGATGAATACTTGGAATCTGTCGTCTTTTGTCTGTGCTTGAGCCGTATGCTACAAACGACCTGTGAGCCTAGTAAACAAGAGGGTTAACAGGACTAATCGACCCTTGCTGGTCGACCCTGAGGTCAGATGACGCAGGGAATCGTTGTTAAGTTATTGCATCGTAATAACTTATGCATAAGATTCGTGAGTCATTGATCCTCGGATATACTGAGGTGCATAGAGGCGATGGCTCAGTGAGCCTCGTCGCACCGAAGCTAGGAAAAAACGCTCGGGCTTGGCGAGCGTAACTGGGCGAAGCGGGGGCTTCCCACCCCGCGGAGGGCAAAGGGTCATGGTTCTGGAAGCATGACACTTATCGAGCGTAAATAAAACTGGGAGACTTGTCACATAGTCCCTGCGAAGCAGGGGGGCTATGGGGGAAGTCGCGAAAAAACAAGGGTGGGGGTAACAACCTGCACATTTATTTTTTGATTTTTGAGAAATAAGTACACTTTATCCACTTGTATACCACTTTATTTTGGAAAGTGGCTTTTATAAATATTAAGGATTATCAACGACTTACGTAATTTAGTACACTTAGTACACTTTTTTTCTAGATATTATTTTTAAAGTAGCACCCCCCTGTTGAATATGTACTTTATGTACTTCTGTTTCATAAGTCCTTTATATACCATATACTTAACTAGTGACACTTGCCCCAATATACTGGTTTGCTACTGGTATAAGTGTACTTCTTGTTATACGATAGATGTGCTCCGAGGGTATTGACAACTACACACGGATGTGTATTAGTCTCATTATGCCCAAGTCTAGAGATCCTTTTGCAGATAAGAGGAAGACATCCAATGGAATCAAACCTGAACAAGCTAAAAAGAAGATAGCGGTCAAAAGAACCGCATGTCATCGTAAACGAATGAAAGCCGAGAAAGATATGAAGCAAGCTCAAAAGGAGCTGGGTAAAGTAGAGAAGCAGTTGGATGTTAAACAACAGTTCTTAAATGCTATTAACAATGCCCCGACTCCAGCTCAGCAGCGTAAGGCACTACTGGCATTATTTGCAGAGAAGGGTATTAACCCCATCGAAGAGTTGATGAAGTATACAGATGACGGGGAAGTACCCCTCAAAGAGAAGATCGCCATCTGGAAGGAACTAGCTAATTATACCCAACCTAAATTAAAAAGCGTAGATATATCGGCAAATGTGACTGGGGAAATGAAGGTAGTCACTATGGATTTTTCAAAAGTAACTCAGGAACAGATCTCCAAGCACGTCGAAGCAGAGGTTATTGAGGTAGGAGAAGACTACGATGAGTTTATAAGCGAGGAGGAGAAGAGTGGCGATTGATAGCGACTACGATGATCTATTTGATAAGATTCGTGGTAACCTAGGTGAACACTTCTCAAATTATATGTTCATTGTGCTAGATGAAGAAGGCGACTTATTTTATGATTATTCCAATCCAAGGGTGGGCAGAATGTTAATAAATGAAGCTGCGATGGATATGTCTAGTATCCCAGTAGATGTGTGCTGGGAAATGGTGGATGAAGAAGAAGAGGAGGAAGAAGAGTGAATGTAACTGTTCCAGCACAAGGGTGGTCTCCTAGACCATATCAACTAGGTCTTGTTAAGTACATGACTCAAAAGAAACGTGGACTACGAGCAGTAGTCGCATGGCATCGTCGTGCAGGTAAGGATCTTACTTGCGTGAATGTAATGGCAGTGAAAGCTTTACAACGGGTGGGAACGTACTGGTACGTTTTACCGTACGGGAATCAGGCACGCCGTATTGTTTGGAACGGCATGACAGGTGAGGGTAAGAAGTTTATCGACTACTTCCCCAAGGAAATAATTGAAAAGAAGAGTGAGCAGGAGATGCGTCTCCACCTAACCAATGGATCTATTATACAACTTATGGGGTCGGATGATCCTGATAAAATGGTGGGTGCTAATCCCATCGGAGTGGTGTTTTCTGAGTTTAGCATCTCTGACCCATCTGCTTGGCAACTTATCAATCCGATTCTAGCAGAGAACGGCGGGTGGGCTTTATTTAATGGTACGCCTCGTGGTGAGAACCACTTCTACAAACTACTGGAAAAAGCTAAGGTTGTCCCCGATTGGTACTCAAGTCACTTATCTGTTAAAGACACGAAGGCTATATCCCCAACTGATCTTCGCAAAGCCAGAGACGAGCTGAACAATGAAGCCCGATTCCAGTCGGAATACATGTGCTCATTTAAAACGCCAGTGGAGGGTTCGTACTACGGTCCGATCATATCAAGGTTGTACAAGAACAACCAGATGCTGCAGGAGTTGAACCCCGAAACGTCTTTGCCAGTACACACTGCGTGGGACTTGGGTATGGATGACGCAACAAGTATTTGGTTTTTCCAGCAGCATAAGAGTGAGATCAGATTGGTGTACTACTACGAGAACAGTGGGGAGGGCTTTCCACACTATGCACGGGAGTTGAATCGCTGGGCTGTGCAGAAAGGAGTTACCTTCGGTAAGCATTACGCCCCACATGATATTAAAGTACGAGAACTTGGCACAGGTAAAAGTAGACTTGAGGTAGCCAGATCACTAGGACTTAAGTTTACACCCGTACGCAAGCTGGCTGTACAGGATGGTATTGAAGGTGTCAGAAATATTTTGCCCCGATGCTGGTTCTCAAGAATGGCATGTGCTGTGGGTATAGAACATCTTAAAGGATATCATAAAGAATGGGATAGCTCTCGTCAGGTTTTCAGAAAGACACCTGTGCACGATAACAACTCACACGGAGCTGACGCATTTAGAACCCTAGCAATGGGACTCAAAGAGGAGAGAACTTATGGAAAACACAAAAAACGACCAACAAGCTACGAAGTCACCAATGTCAATTGGTGACAGAGTGTATACGAGATTATCGCTAATAGATCAGGCAACAGTGATGTACCACGCCGAGGGCATGGAGTTTATAGAGTTGCTGGATTATTATTTGAACTGCCCACCTGATGCTAAACGATATGTGTGGTCTGGTCCGAGATATTTTGTTTTAGCAGAAGAACTCAACACGGAAGATCCACACGATCCCACATCTAAGAAAATAGACCCGTACTGGCACATAGCTTGGCAACATTGTCTTGATGGCTTTGGACCGACACTTTTTAAAATAGCTCCGTATAGA